GCGTGTAATGTCGGTGAACGGGGCATTTGAACACGGTAAATTAAAAGTTAATCCTGAAGCCTGTCCAAACCTGGCCGACATGTTGGAACAACAGGTTTATGATAATAATGGAATGCCTAAGAAAGACGGAATGGAAGATATAAATGATGCGTTCGGATACCCGGTGGAACGAATATTCAGAATTAAGCGCAATGTAAGGTATGATGAACCTAGGCCACGAATCTATGTAGGAAGTAATTGATATGCAACTCGGAAAACCTGAGCAACTAGAAGATAACGTACTTGAATCTGTCGGTGTCAATTTTATTGATCCGGATGAGGATATTTTACCTGACGGTAGCGAGGTTACCGAAGATGTTACCGAAGATGTAGGGGATGCTGTAGCGGGGTATGTAATGAATATGTTCGGGTTTTTCAGGGATTCCAGGCGTAATAGTCAAGAAAACATCATGTTGCAGTGTGAACGGGCTTATGGGTCCAAGTACGCAATGGATGAGCAAACAGAACTCGCTAGGCGAAACAAAGAATCAGGCGATTCTACAGCGTTTATACCGCTGACAAGAACTAAAGTTAACATTGCAATAGCCAAAACTTATGAAAAAATTGTTGCTAATTCTGAAACATGGTCCCTCTCTCCCGACGAAATAACGCAAGATGAAAAAGCCAAAAATTCAATTGATGTAATGATGGGGCAAATGTCAGGTCGATTGCAAATATCGCCTGCCGAGGCCCTGGAAAAAATGAATGAGTTCACACAACAAGAGAAATCTAAACAGTGTGAAAGCATGGAGGATGAAATTTCAGAGCAGATGAACAAGGGGGATGCTTTTGTTGCAATAGCTAAAACGTTATTACATCAGCATTATCTGGGTACCGGCGTTGCCAAATTTGAAACTACTGTATTTAAGAATGAGGTCTGGAAGAAAGACGAATTTAATAAGTGGGAATTAACTTTCGAAGATAAACCATTCCCTCGTATTAAATTTTGTTCATTGTTTGATGTGTTTTTTGATCCGTTTGCCCGGTACACCGATAAAGATACTAATGTAATTGAGCGACATGTAGTAAAGCTTTCTGAATTAAACGGTTATAAAAATTCTAAAGGTTTTCTCAAGGACGTAATTGATGAAATTATATTAGCTAATCCTGAAGGTAATCATATTGATCAAGATTATGAAACGACTATTCGCGGTATTAATGATCAAGACCAAAATGTTACCAGTTCGGACGGGTATTTTGATCTATATGAAGCCTGGGTTGAAATATCTGGCAGTAAGTTAATAGAGAATAATTTTACCGATAACATTGAGCCAACAGAGTCGTATAAGGTCAATTGCTGGGTATGTGCCAATAAGACTATTAAATTGATGCTAAACCCTCACAAGCCGCAAAAATCCCCTTATTTCATCATTCCTTATCAGGAATCAACACAGACTATATACGGCACTGGCATAGCAGAAGAATTGTTTTGCCCACAAGATGTAATTAACTCGGTTACACGCGCCACAATTTCAAATGCCGCATTTTCACATGCGCCAATTATCGAAGTTAATGTCGATATGCTTAAATCTGGAGAGTCTCCTGTAGAGGTGTTAAAACCTAGACAAATATTTCTACGAGAAGGAGGGGATCCAAAAGAACCAATGGTTCGGTTTTATCAACCCACTGAAAATTCAGCTGTATTAATGAATGTAATGGGTGTAATGAATAAAATTGCTGAAGAAGTGACCGGTATTGGTAGCACTACAGAAGAATCATTACCCTCAGCCAATGCCGCAAATATGGGTATAAGTATGATTTTATCTCAGAAAAACATAATGCAAAGGACTGTCATTAGTAATATTGATAAATATCTAATTAAACCCATGATCGAAATGTACTATGATTTTAATATGCAATGGAATGACAAGGATGAAATTAAATGCCCTGCTAAAGTGACAGCAAATGGTATATCTGGGATTATCGCAAGAGAAATGCGAACACAACAGATAGTTGCATTTTCTAATTTAACAGCGAATCCTCAAGATGCCTCGTTGGTTAATAGACGAAAAGTATTAACAATGTTGGTCGAGTCTATGGATAAAGAAGAAGAAGAGGTTTTATACACCAAGGATGAAGAGAAACAGAACCGGGCTAGTTCTGCTGAACAACAACGTAAAGCTGTAGAAGCAGAACAACAAGGAATTATCGCTCAAATTCAAACAGCCGGTCAGTCTAGTATACAAAAACAACAACTCGCTAATGCCGGCGACATAAACCAGGAACGTATTAAGTCTGAAACAGCGTTACGGAAACAAAAATTGATAGAGCAGTCTAAAATGCAACAACAGGCCGCAAGTGGTATGATCGAAGTTACAGAGCAAGAATATCAGATACTTGAGAACTTCAGGAGGTTACGAAATGAACAAAGTTACGCACGATAAAAAAGCCACAGATTTATCATCTACCGGTAAAATGTGTTTTGCTAACGGTGCTATAAGTAATCGCGGTATGGGGTCATCAGCCGAAAAAAGCAAAAACTATCCAATAGTGAACAATCTAATAGTGAACAATCCAAGAAAAACTTTAAACAAAAGGTAAAAGATTATGCCAACTGAAAATAGCATCAACCAGAAAAAAAGCAGTAATAAGAATAAATTACTTTCCTACACTTCAAGAATTAACGATGCTCTGGCCAGTATTAAGCAGGTTTCCAACAATATGTTGGACGATAGCGAAGACTCAAAACCTATTGACAATGGACCAATTAACGATGCTCTGGCCGCTATAGAGGCTATTAAAAAGCAAATAGTGGAACTGTATGGAGTTCCTGAAAAAGAACCTGAAAAAGAACCTGAAAAAGAACCAGAAGAAGATTAATACCAAATGCTATGCCGATTTCTGAAAATGCTTCTTCAGTGTGGAGTAAAATTTTACTCCCGTTGTTTATTGCAGGCTTAATGAGTGTGTTGTACGAGCGTATTATTGATGTAGACTTGAAACTGAATAGAATAAATCTAATGGAATATAGATTGGAACAATTGGAAAAACACTGTTTAAAACAATAGAGAGAGAATAATGGCTAAACCAAATAAACTGAAGCCGGTACACCAGGGCAAAAGAGCTAAAGCTATAAACATTATTAAAGATAGCGTATCTAAGCAAAGCTTAAAACCTATCCTGCATAATGATATGTTTGCCCGGTGTATGATCGCCGCCGATAAAATAACCCAAGATACAAAAGGTGCATTTTTTACTATTTGGGCTGAAGCTGAAGCATTGCCTATGGCATATATTTTCCAGGGGTATCACGGTAATTCGATGATTGTCGAAGACATACGCGAGGCAGACCTGATCATTGAGAATTATGAACATGATGAACAGCCGAAGATGAAAGGTTCAAAAGAACATGTCGCGTATGTTGCACTGTTTAAAGAATCAGAAGGCATACTCCCCTGGTTAGTTAAATGATAAAACTAACAGAGGCATTGGTTTATGATGTATTAAAAGGCGATTACACTACAACACTAATCAGTGAACTAGCTAGAAATCACAAATTAATGGAAACGTGTAATATCGAGGACGTTAAACAGTTACAAGGAAGGGTATCTATGATAAATGATATTATGCAATTGAAAAACAAGGCAACTCTAGAATTAAAGCGACTTAAAAACAGATAACCTAGCTTACTATAGGACACATTAAAATGACCGAAGAATCAATGAATAGTGAAAGAATTTTAAATATTGGTGATGAATACTCACCTATAAAACCGGAAGACAATCTTGATAAGGTAGAAGATGCCAGTCAAGAAACTTTTGGTAATAGAGAAAGTAAGGAGTACAAACATATACAATCTGCTTTCAGTAAGGCAACACAGGAAAATGCACAACTGAGAAGCATGGTGACTAATCTGGAAGATAAAATAAACAGATTAACCGCTCGCTTAGATTTACCGGCGCAAGCCCCAGTTAAAGACAAACCTGATGAGCTGAACGACGCGGCAAAAGATTTTGAGGAATTGAAACCTTTTGTTAGCAGAATACAACAAATCGAGCAACAAGCAATATTGGAGAATAACCATCGGAAACAGACTGAAATTGATAATCAGAACCGGGCCAGCATAAATGCTAAAAAAGTTCATAATCAAAAAATCATGTCTGTACACCCTGATGCTTTCCCCATATCTGACACTGTGGATTTTAAAGGCTGGTTAGCACAACAGCCAGGATACGTTCAGGAAGTGATTAACACAGGGAGTGCCGAAGATGTAATTTCGTTACTCACTTCATATAAATCACAAGTTACTACTAAGATGGACGAATTCAGAGAGACTACTACGCCGAACATTGGAAACAATGGAACCGGTTCAGTGGTTGATACTAACAAGGAACCTCCCAAATTCACACCGGCAGAAATTGAAGCCATGAGTGATGCAGAATTTATCAAAAACGAAGAAGCGATAAACGATGCTATGAAAGAGGGGAGGATTTACTAAAATCTAATTCATAGGAGGTCAATCATGGCCGCTCCATTTCCAGTCGCCGGCAGTACCGGTGGTAATTTCGTACCAGTAGTATGGACGAAAAAACTAAATCTTCGCTTGTATGCAACAACTGTACTTGCACACATTACGAACACTAAATATGAAGGTGAAATCGCAGGACAAGGTAGTTCTGTAGAAATTCGAGAAAAACCTAGTGTTGTTGTATCCGATTACACCGGTTCAGTTACTTATGCTGAATTGGATGATACAAAACAAACTCTGGTCATCGACAAAGCGAAACATTATGCTTTTAAAGTAGATGACATTCTTGAAGTTCAAAGTAACATCGAATTGCAGAATAACGCGATTGATGATGCAACCAACAACATGCGAGTCGCTATTGATACTGATGTTTTAGCCGGTACATATAGTGCCGCTACAAGCTCATTAGCCTCGACAGTGGTAACTAAAGCTAATATTCTTGAGTTGATCACACTTGCCGGGCAAACCTTGGACGAGTTGAATGTTGCGTCTGACGGTAGATTTTTGGTGTTACCACCATGGATCTGCAAAATGATTAAAGATTCTGATCTTAAAGATGCGAGTATTGCCGGTGATAGTACATCTATTCTGCGTAATGGCCGGGTCGGTGTGATTGATAGATTCACAGTTTTTATGTCGAATCTGTTAGATGTTACAGGAACGGGTACTATTTGGAATTGTATTGCAGGAACTAAAGACGCAATATCATTTGCAAGTCAGTATGTGAAAACTGAAACATTACGCCTGGAATCAACTTTCGGTGACGGTGTACGTGGGTTAAATGTTTACGGGTATAAAGTGGTACACGCCGACTCATTGGTTCATATACCTACAACCAAAGTGTAAAAATCAAAGCCTCTACTTACTTAGGGGCTTTTTTTTGTCTAAGATTAAAGCCTATTTTATAAACATGCTAGAATCGAATTATCAATAATCAAACAGGTGCATAACAATGATCCTCCACCGTTCTTTACCGGCTACACCTCATGTAATAAACAATCTTGATTTACCCGGACCAAACACAATAACTTTAAAATCAGTAGCGGCAGGGAAGCTGATTGAAATTTCCACAGATGATGGGGTTGAATTTTTTACCCCGGTTGCAGAAACAACCACCGGTACAATGATTGTGGTAACAATATCCGCACCAATTACAAGTGTGAGATTCACTGGTAATATCGGCGACCAAATTACAATTTTATAAGGGTTTATCATGGGTTTCCCTAACGCTCCACATTTCGGCAACAATGGTTTCGGCAACAATGGTTTCGGTAGTTCTGGTAATGCAGGATTATCACCTGTACTCGATATAGGTGAGCTCGGCCTAAACTATGATGCCGCAGGAGGCGTACTCATTAACGATCGGTCTACAGTCGCGTATATTACCGATTTTGAAGGGAATACCAAGGGTTGTGCCGATAGTGAAATTAGATATGAAGGTGCCCGGCGCGTTGAAAATATGTTCTACAATCGAAACCCTTCTGTAACAGGATCAGTGACAATGGTTCATCTCGGTGACGGTGTGTGGGAAGCCACGGCTACCGGCCCCGGTAATGTACGAATAGGTACCACAACACTTGGCAATAATAACTATACATTTGTGGGTGCTGTAGATGTTAAATCAGAATCCCCGATAGATGTAACCTTAGATGTAAATGACTCTGGAGATATAACTATTTCTCTTGTTTCTGAGTTTGAAAGGTTTTCTACTTCGGGTTCAACAAATAACACCTTTGCGTTCATGGATATTGGGTTGACTTCAGGTCAAGTAATTCAATTTAAGTTATGGTCATTTGAAGATGCAACCAGTCAATCTAATCAATCTCCATCAAAGTATCTAGGTGATACAATATATAACGCCGGTGTGCCAGGTGTTAAATACTACGACACGCTTAACGCCAATACCGTTGATGTAAATGGCGTAGTGACTGAAGCTGAAGGTGAAAAGATTGGACTACCTATAGGTATGCTCCATGAGGGCGCGTATACAAACTTATGTAAAAACTCAGAAGATCTTAGTGTTGTAGGATGGACTAAGTTACATGTAACAATCGGTGTTGCGGCTATAGAGAAAGGAATCACTCTAGTTGAAATGATTGAAGAAACAACAGTTGATGCCCAAAGTAGAGTGTCTAGGACAATATTCCAAACAGCCGGTGATGTATGCACAGTAAGTTGTTTTGCCAAGGCAGGGACAAGAGATTGGGTTTTATTATGGGCTAATGGGTCAACCGATGGAATACTAATTAGGGCATGGTTCAACTTGTCCAATGGACAGATCGGTATTTCTACTGGCGTGTCGCTTATAAGTCACACCATGGAAGATATGGGTGACGGAGTGTATAGGTGTTCTGTTTCGTTTTCCAGTATTACCGATGCGGCGATCTTAACTATTTTCGGATTAAGTAAAGGAAATGGTCAGACTAATATTGATGGGGTAGCCGGCGATATAGGTTTATATTTAGGTGGAATGCAGTTTGAAATTTATAGTAAAGCAACATCATATATCAAAACAGAAGATGTAGAAGTTGCAAGAGAAATAGACTCTATGTCAATCCCATTGGTAATAGGTCAAAACTTTAATCAATCCAAAGGTGCGCTTGTATTCCGGGTAATTTCAAAATCTGGATTTCCCGATATACCACCTAGTACCGGTTTAGTGACATTGAGCAATTCATTAGTAGGCCCTTTGTACGATCATGGTTCTGCAGGTGTAGCGGGATATGATGGGGTAAACATTATAGCCTTTTCTGTTAATGATATTGTTCCAAGTTCCGGAGAATTTATTTTTGCACTAACATGGGATGCATCTACTAATACATATTCAATGTCGTATTCGTCAAATGAAGGAGAAAGTTGGGTTGATTGGAAAGATGCCACTTATGATGGAGCTTTCTCAGAAGCCGGCGTATACAATTTATTCCATGCCGCGTATAACGTATACAATTTTAAATCTCTGGTTATTTACGATGCCTTAGTAAATGACACACTTGCTGATACTAAAGCTTGGCTTGAGAGTAATGCTCGTAGAATAACCGGCGGTGCTACACCGATGCTACACCGATGAAAGCCGTTATAAGATTCGACGATGTATCTAGTTTTACTGTCACTGATCCGGACGGGGGAGTTAGTAATAGTGGACTTTACAGAGTTGTGTGAATACCTTAATGAGAAGTCTACCGGTAATGAACTAGATCTAATACAACATCAAGAGATAGACTTGTCTTAATAACGTAGCAGGATAAACCATGGCAAATAAAGAACTTTTAGAAATATTGACCAATATTGATGGGGTGTCTGCATCAGAGTATGGTGTTGGGCCTGTCTGGATTAATGGGGTTGAGCATTGGAGTGATGGTGTTAAGTTTACTGTCCTCTCTGTATCCCCTGTGAGTGTAAAGACAGAATTAGCATTGTTAGGTGATTCAATAACCTCTCAGCATTGGGCATCAGACCCACGATACACAGACCGGTTTACTAAACTAGCCTTTTGGGCAATTGGCAATGAAAAGGCAGGCTCACCAGTATTAACAATTAGTGATTATGGGGCTAGTGGCGAAAAATCTGCGGATATAGCCGCTAGAGTTGGTACTATCCCTGACAGCACAGGGGTTTGTGCTATTTTGGCAGGTACTAATGACGCACTTGCAGGGATAACAACCGGCAATATGATTGAGCGTTTAGACCTGTTTTCAAGCAATATTCAGGCAATGGTTGATTCGTTACTTGCTCGATACATTATCCCAGTGCTGGTAACAATCCCACCGAACACGAATGGAAATGCTGACTCGATAAGCTGGATTTTATTGGCTAATCGCTGGTTAAATAACTATGCACAGGGCAACAATATTTATATCGTACCTGCGTTTGATGCGTTGGTTGACGCTGAAAGCAATTCAGCCGCTCCAATAGCAAATACATTGTCGGACGGCACACATTTGTCAGGACTAGGGGCTGAGCTAATAGCTCCCTATTGTACTCAGGTGTTGCTT